CTTCTGTTGCTTCAGAAGTTACTTCAGAAGTTACTTCTACAGAAGTAGGAGTTGTTGCTTCTACCTCTACAGGAGTTGTTGCTTCTACCTCAGGGGCTATTGTTGCTTCCTTTAAAACTTCTGGTGTAACTTCAATTTCGCTTTTAGTCATAGTTGTAAAATATTCTACTGCATCTTTAGCAGATGTGAATTCTTTTGTGATGTTTGATGTATCTGTAATGATTGTTACTCTAATTTCATTAATCATTTGATTATTATTAATTTGTAAATTATTTTAATTTAATTCGTTTTTCGTATTTAAGATTTTGAGCTACTAATGTACACCAATGCTTCATACTTCCTAAAATATTATTAGGATCAACTTTTTTACTTCTTAAATCGTTTTTATATAAAGCTTTATGAGCTTCTGAAACATTTGATAATTTAGCCGGTACTTGTATTGTAAAGATATTCAAATTAATATCATACCAAGCTGTAAAATCATCTGCTGGATCAAAGTAATGTTCAAAAATATCTCTTTGTTGTTTAGTTAGTTTTACTATCTCCTCTTCAGTTTCTTCTTCCTTTTCAGTGATAGGTTCGACTTTTTTATCATCGTTCATTATAGACTCTAATGCTCCAAGAATTTTAGTGTTAGTTTTTCGAGTCTCTTCTTTAAACTCATCCATATCCTTTTTTAAAGATAATACATTCGTTGTTTTTTTCTTTTCCTCTGGAGGAGTTGCATTTCCTTCTACTGGAGGAGTTTGAATATCTCCTAATTGAGTAGCTTGTGATGGAACTCCATCTAATGTTTTGTTTTCTTCTGTCATACTTTTAGTTTAACGCCCTTAAAGATGGGCGAGTTATTTAATTAATTTCTTTTTAGCGTCTTCTTCTTTTAACATCTTACCTTTGTTTTCTTTAATATATCGTTCGTATTCTTCTTCACCAACAGGATATTCAATTGGAAATACAACTTCTCCACCTGCTGGTATAGCTTCTTTAGTTTGAACCTTAACCATTTTCTTTATCATCACAACTTTCTTATTTTTGATATTTAAACAGCTATCCATTTCTTTATTATCTGCGAATAGTATTAATAAATTATACAAATCGCTTTTATCCATCTCTGCTTTTTCTTTTCCTATAGTGAACTTAATCTTTTTACATCCCATTACTTTTTCACTATAATTTGCTTCTATTTTTAATTTACCGTATTCAAATTTTGAGTAGTCTTTTATCATACGTATTTTCGAGCCTCACTTTCTGCTACTGCGAAGAATGTTTTTAAATGTAATTCTCCACCTTCATTTGAAGCTCTATCCCAGATAGTTTCAAATTGTGTTGATCTCTTTGCACTATCTTTTAAATTTAACCCCTCAATGTATTCTACTAAAAGTTTTTCTAACACAGGAAAACATTCATGCGTTTGTAACTCTTGTAGCATTTTTTGTTCATCGTTTGTCATAAGTTTACATCTTTCTTTTAGCTCCTGATAGCAGGAGCATTATTAAATTATAATCCTTGTATTGCTTTAGTATTTGCTCCTTGAATTCCTCCTTCTACTTGTCTAAGCGGATTACTTATACTGCTTGGAGCCACAACTGAATCGCTAGCTTGATTTGATTGTGGACTTGATGTGCTATTTGGATCTTCTTCTACACTATTCTGATCTACAAATAAACTATTCTCTGGCTTCTTTTTTTCTGCTTGAGCTTCTGCTTCTTTTTCTTGCTCTAACAGCTCTGGATTTTCAGCGTAAAGTATTATTTCATCAAATATCCAATTATTAGGTTTTTCATTTTGTATTTCCAAAATTTCTTTCAATGGTTTGTATAATGCTAATGCTACTTCTTTTCCAGCAGGTACTGTGAACATTTCTCCGGTTTCAGGATTAAGTTGTTTATACCATAATGACGATATTTGATATACAACTGGTGAAATAATATTATACAATTCTGATTTACGTTGTCTGTCTAATTCAGGATTAGGACTAATAACCGATCTTGCTTTAATTGTGATCTTACCTTCCCATTTAATACTTTCGAGTGGTAAATTATCATCTCCTAAATTAAAGAATCTATTTTCTGTACTCTCTATCAGTGATCCATCTCTATCTTCTTCTAAACTTAAACTTAATTCTTTTGAAAATGCTGCTTCTACTCCTTCAGCTCCTACCGCATTCATACTACTAGCTTCTTTATTATTTTCTTTTTCGTATTCTACTAACTCCTTAATATTAGTAAATGTCATCATTTCTGGAATTGAATATACTTGATTTGCCCACGAAAGTGTAATATAAGCATCTTGTTCTATAGCGCTAGCAATATTAAGTAATGGTATGTTCAATCGTTTTAATGCCGAATCTTTCGCGTGGAGAACTTCTCCTAAAGTTTTTCCAGTAATATCCCCTTCTAAAGTAGGATTAATTCCAGTAGCTTTATCTATATCATTTGCTAAAACTTCTGTAGCTTCCCAACCTCTAGCATCATATTGTATTTTAACTTGCTCTATGCTTGTCCCTGCTTGCTTCTGGACCATCTTATCTGGTGATACTTTAATCTCATTATCTCCATTCATCGGAGTTCCTGTGTAGAATATCATTGGATAAATAGCCATTGTTAATTGATCTATAGTCATATTCTTGAATCTATCATACATCAATTTATTATTCTTTAAAAGTTCAAATAATCCAATACCGTATATAGTTCTAGGATCCCTCATTATCCAATTAGTAAACCACAATGTTAATTTACCGTCATCGTTTGGCAATGGTGAATAATAAAGAACTGTCTTTGTCTGTGGTATCCATATTGTATATAAATCTTTTTTCTTATTCTCATAAAATCCAACTGTGATCATATCGTCCCTAGTCTTCGTGGCTGAGTTTAATCCATTTGTATCAATTTCTAATTTATTTCCCTCAACAGTATTTGCATTCTTATACATTCCAAACTCTTCATCAAAATCTTCTTGTGAGTAGTCTTTTTCATAATACCAATCATTAACCGAAAATTTATCAGTTAAATTAGCTTTATCATCTATCCATGTTCTATACAAATCTAATTTTTCTCTATATATATCGTTGAACTCTATTATATCAACTTTTTTATATTTATTCTTTTCTGGATTTTCTGTATCTAATTCTTCTAATATATCCTTTTGTCTTTTAAGTATACGAGGTAGGGTATGACCTACTGCAAATCCATATTTTGCTAAATCAAACACAAATAACTTCAATACTTCAATACTATCGTTCAGCTCCCAATTTCTTTTCCAAATAGCTTTTGCAATATTATTTCTTTTCTCATACTTATCACATGTCGCTTTCATTGTTGCGTCTGGGTTTTGGTCTATAAGTATAGACAATGCTGTTTGTATCTTTACTAATAATGTTGGCTCTGAAATACTAGAGCGCCAATTTGCTTTGTCTGCTTCTCCAGTAATATCAACTATTTTAGCGTTGGAATTTGAACTACCAGCATCTTCATTTTCAATTGTTACAAGTGTAGAAACCGCATTAGTAGCTAACAAATCTTTTGGAGTATATTCTCTATCAGCCTTCTTCATTAACTCCTCAAAATTAAATCCATTCAATATATCCAATTTTGTTTTCTTTAATATTGGAATTCTCTTCTCCAAAAACTTTGTAAGTTGATTTTGCTTTTCATCAGCTTGATAAGTTTTTGTAACTACCTCTTCATTTATTTTATTTATTTTTTCCATTTGTCATTGTGGCGTCTGTTAGTAATAGTTACTCTGATTTATTCCTGTATTGTTTCCTAATTTCTTTTTAGCCAGCCGAGCCATTATTTTTTCTTCTAATGACTTTGGTGTATTGCTTAAACTAGTTTTTGTTTCAGCTGGAACATTCTCTCTAACGTAGTGACAAATTCCAGTTGCTATAACTTCATCATCATGTTTGCCGATTGCTGCTTCTGGCCTTCCTTGCTCATTTCTAATGAATGTTAAACACTCTTTCAGAAAAGGTTTCACCCATACTCCATTATTATTATTTACCTCTACTAGTAGATTGTCCAACATTACTTTTCTTCCTTGGCTTCCAGTTCCTGTATGGTATCCTAATTGCTTGCTTACTGCATGCGTTACGTCGTCTATTCGCTCCCGCCAGTATAGGTTAGGATATGCGTATTTCTCATTTAACTCTGTCAATACCCATAGCCCTGTATTACTCTCTACTGCAAGATACGCGTTATTATAATATCTGCCTATTTCGTCCAGTAACTCTGCAAATTCGTCTGGTCTTATCTTATTTGAATTGAACCCAAATGCTGGGTATAGTGTCTTGTTATTTATTCCATTGGCTACTGAACTGTCATGATTTTTACCCTCTGCCACATCTGCCCCCATTACATATATAATCAAGTCTTGCGGTTTTTCGTATATTTTTAAATCTCCGTTTAAATAATGGTTGTATAGTTTGTCTGGCAATTCTCCCTTATCTAGTTTCAACGGTTGCGGTGCGACTGCTATTTGTGCGATTAGTCGCTCCTTGTTGAAAAATGTATTTCCTGATGTTACAAATGCCTCTTCTGGTGTTGTAGGATATTCTTGATGTAATAACTCAAAGTCTTTATCAAGTGATAACCATTTTTTATAATAATATGTTATCTCTATATCTGATAAATTGTGTCGCTCTTGATATTCTCCAAATCTCTTGCCCTCTTCCATATCTGCCGTTGGTATAGCGTTTATAATGTATGCTATTTCCTCATCGTCCCACGTCCAGTTGTAAAAATGTGCTTTAAACTCTATATTCATAGGCGGTCGCTTCCTATTCTGTGCCTCTATATACATGTCATAAAACCGCCCCGTCATGCCCTCTGCCGTACTCTCTATGTCAACACGTCCATTGTGCGGTACTGTTGGCAATGTTCCTGATATGATCTCTGTGGCTCTCTGTGGGTATTTTGCACATAGTTTAGCGAACTCTGATATATGTACTCTATTATATAGCCCTGAACGTCCTGAGTTGGCTACTACTATAGAACTATAACAATTATTACCAAAATCAAATTTTAACTTGTTAGCACTATCGGCGTCTAGTTTCCAGAGCCCTTGGAATTCTTTTTCAATATTTTTCCATGGCAATGATACCTGCTTGTCAAAGATTTCAATAGCGTCCTCTTTAGTATGTGCTATCAGTAGAGCGTTAAAATTCTCTGAGAATAGTGTGTCATCTAATCCATCTAAACATTCATAAGTCGTGAACCCTAACCGCCGTGACTTTAATATAATGTTGCGGGTGTGTTTGTTTTTTTCAAAATGTTCCTGTGCTCTATTATTTACAAAGTTTATTTTTTTTTCGTTTTTATCAATTATCTTGTAAAAATTTTTCATTCTCCATTTTTTGCTCAATAGCGTCGTCTGGACTTCCTGCAATTGTTTTTGCGTCATCTCCATTTTTTGGTTTTAATTTTCCTAAAAAATCAGATATTGAAATATTACCTTTGACTTCCTGCTCTGGATTGCCCTCTCCCATTTTCCAGATTGTTTCCTTTGGCATTCCCTCTAAAAACTTATCACGCTCTTCCTGTGTCATTCTAGCGAGAAAATCTCTGGTGTACTCTTTCATTGTTTTTCCTACTGGTCTGCCTGCTGGATTACCGCTCTGACCCTTCTTAAATAGCCATGGTCTGTTATTTTTCTGTTTATCAGTCAATTCCATTTTATTCTTTTATTAAACAATAAAAAAAGACACTTCTAGTGTCTTTAA